GAGCTAACATGAAGGCCAATATTGGATCGACCGATGTACACTATACCGCTCAAGCTTCTGTCGCCGCCGAATCTTGCCGCAATTGCCTATACTTCGATCCGGCAGGCAACCGCTGCTTGAACGATCAAGTTAAGCGTGACCCGAATGTGCCCAAGGATGCGCGAGGTCAAAAGATTGTGTCGCCGGGTGGGTGGTGCGACCAGTTCGAAACTAAGCCAGTCGAAGTGACGGGCGGCGACGGTACGCTTAAGGCTCAGAAGGGTCGATACTCCAAGTTCATTCCGTTTATTAAGGTGGACGCGGCTAAGCGTGAGGTGTGGGGCATTGTTACCGCCGAAGTGCCCGACAAGGAGGACGAAGTTTGCGACTACGAGAAGTCCAAGCCCTATTACAAGGCCGTGATTGACGAAATGGCGAAGGCGACGGACGGCAAGAACTTCTTCCCGTTGCGTGAAATGCACCAGCTTAGTGCCGTAGGCAAGGGCATCGGCTTCGAATTCCGCGATCAGGATAAAGAGATTTTCATGGGATTCAAAGTGGTGGATGACGACGCCTGGCACAAGATTGATGAGGGAGTATATACCGGATTCAGCCAAGGTGGGAGTAAGGTCAGTGAAGAGCCAGACCCGGTATACAAGGGTTGTACACGCTATGTAGCGAATCCATCCGAAGTCTCAGTGGTTGATAATCCGTGTCTGGGCGTGGCCCACTTTACCTATGTGAAATTGGACGGGTCGGTCGAGTTGCGCAAGTTCAAGAAGACGGAGGAGGCAGTTACGGTCCCGTTGACTCGGTTGAGTGTGCTAATTGACAAGGCGATCACGAGCCGAACGAACGTTCCGGTTGCTAAAGGCGGCAAGACTAAGCGTGTGGCAGGTGAGGATTTGCCTTCATCCGCATTTGCATACGTTGGCGACGCGAATGACACCTCCACCTGGAAGCTGCCCATCAAGTTTTCCACCGATGCGAAGACTAAGTCCCACATCCGCAATGCTCTATCTCGGTTCAATCAGACTCAAGGTATTCCATCGGGCGAGCGCTCCAAGGTATACCAGCGCATAGTGAGCGCAGCCAAGCAGCATGGCATCGACGTGTCGGACGAGAAGGCGTTGATTAGCCGCATCCATAAGTTGTTGCGCACGGCGGCTAGAATACAGGTGAACCGAATTCATGGTTCCGTAGCCAGTGCTTTGGCTAAATTACAACCGCGTCCGCATGTATTGGCGTTGGACGATGATTTGGGCCGATTGCAAAAGGGCATGTACGAAGTTTCTCGTCTTGCTCAATGCGTGGAGTCAGTAGGCTACTTGGTATACGCTGTCGCCAACGAGCAGCAATGGGAAGGAGACGCAGATTCGCCTCTTCCTGAGATGGTCGCAGAGAATGTGAATGGCCTTATGGATACGCTACTTGCTATGGTCAAAGAAGAAACTGACGAAATGCGAGAAGAAATTACAATGCGGCTTAAGGCTAGTGAAACGGGCGCTGGTATGGCTGCAGAAGTAGCGGCGTCCCCCGTATCAAGTTTGTAAATCGATTGCCACCTTACTTGGTGGGAAAGGAAGTACAGCATATGAAAGTACTTACACTGGAAGACCTGACCAAGGCGGCAGGTGGCCTAGGCGGGCATTTCGGTAAGGCTGCTGCGTTCCACAAGGCTGCGGCGGCTCACCACGAGGCGCTCCACAAACACCACTCCGAGATGGCGGCATTCTCTAAAGGGAAGCATGACGCCATGGATGATGGGCACGAGATGAAGGCGTACATGGGCAAAGCAGCCGAGCATCACACGGCCAAGGCAGCCCACCACTTGGAACTGCACAAGTTGCATAAGGCGCACGCCGAGGATAATCAGACGATGGCGGACACTTACAACGCCGATAAGGTAGCGGGTGCTCAACCTCCTGCAGCTACCGCGCCTCCAGCTGCCGCAGCTGGTGCGGCTCCTCCGGCTGATGCAGCTCCCGGCAATGGGGTATCGAAGACCATTGATACCACGATCAATGCTTTGATTGCCAAAGCTCTGGAGTCTCTTGATAGCGATCCGAAAGTGGCTGAGAAGATTCAGCAGATCGTGCTGGAGCGAGTTAATCAGGCGCTGGGCGACAAGACGATTCCGAGCTTAGTGCGCGGCGTATTGCCCGATATTCCGACAGGAGGTTCCGCAGCTCTCGTTCCACGTCCCGGCCAGCAGATTCAGACGGAAACAGTTTCGCCTGAGTTGGCATCCGTATTCGGGGAGTAAGTTCACGCAGTACCCACCTGCTCCTGGTCGCAGCGGGGTTTCAGAGAGAAATTCGAGACTTCGAGTCTAGGAGCAAAAAGAATCATGAAAATCGGACAAGAGCTGTACGCATACGGTGCCAGTGATTCCCGGAATCGGATGAAGAAGGCGTCCAATTCTCCGGAACTCAAGGCGCTGATGAAGCGTGCTATGCCCAAGGAGTTCGGCGGCGACGTGGAAATGAAGCAGTGGTCGCCCGAGCATCCCTTGGTTAAAGCCGCTGGCCGGGCACTTATCAAAGCCGGTCTCACAACCAGTACTGGATTCAATTTCTTCGATCTGCGTGGACCCGCCTACTTCATATTCCCGTTGCTCACTCCGTTCATCCAGATGATCGGAAAGCAAGGCAAGGTGAACGCGGGCGTAGGCACGGCAGCGCATTGGAAGGCTACGCGCAATCCGAACAGCACATTTGTATATGCCGGCGTGCAGGAAGGGCAGCGCGGTCCGACGGCTACGCCGAACGAAGCCGATTACCTAGCTACGTATAAAGAGCTGGGCATGGAAGGCGGCGAGACCTTCACGGCGCAGTGGGCTGGTGAAGGCTACACAGACAACCTGGCGGACGAACACTTCCGCAATCTTGCGCGACTGAGATTGCAGGAAGAGATGATCACTCTGTGGGGCAATTCGGGAACGGCCGCAGGTAATCTCGGCTTCGCTCTCGGTCAAGCTCCGAACGTCACGGCAGCGCTGGCTACGCCAGTTGCGACTGGACCGCTCGGCGCGTCTGCTAACGTGGTTGTGGCAGTCGTAGCTATAACCGGCATGGGCGTCAATCCGGGCGGACAGGCTGGCTATGCGGCTCCTCCGACCGTTGTAGGTGGGTTAACTACTTCCTACACGCGCACCAATGCAGACGGTTCTCAGACCAATGTGGCTTGCGGACTGTCAGCAATCAGCAATGTAACGACAGGGCTTTCCACCAACGCGACGGCTCAGACAGTCAAGGTTTCCATTCCTGCCATGAAGGGCGCAGTGGCATACGCTTGGTTCTGGGGCGTCAACGTGGCGGCCACTGCGGCGAACGTGAAGTTGGGAGCAATTACGAACAATCCCAACTACACCATCACCAATGTAGCAGCAGGTACGCAGACGGGAGCAGCTGCTGGTTTGAGTACGGATAACTCATTCCAGCCGACTGACTTCGACGGATTGGGCACTTACTCGTTCCTCAACGGTCTGTGGACCGACATGGGCGGAGGCTCTTTTACTCCAGCGGGCAATGGGCAGGTGGCTGAGATCGAAAGCGATCTGCAGACGCTGTGGAACAACTATCAGGCGCAGCCAGATGCCATCTGGGTCTCGGCTGACGTGCGTGCCGCGCTGGAGTCGGCGGTTATCTTCAGCTCGACTGGGCAGAATTCCTACATCTTCCAGTACACAAGAGATGACCAGGGAGGACTGCTTGGCGGGTTCTTAGTGACGGCTTACAAGTCGAAATACAGCATCAACCAGTCGGGCGGCGACGCAATTCCAATTCGGCTGCATCCCATGTTCCCGTCTGGTACCCTGATGTACGACATTAACACCAACCCATACCCACATAGCCGTGTTCCGGCAGTACGCACCTTCCTGCTACAGCGCGACTACTACGCCATCGAATGGCCGGTGACCACGCGTCAATGGACGTTCGGTACTTATATCCATGAAGTGCTGGCGCACTACATGCCGTGGATCACCGCTATCCGTACGGGTGTCGGACCATTTGTGGCGCCGTCGTGCTGGATCGCTGCAGTAGTGTTCGACGAAGACTTCTACACTGGTCCTCGGGTCAATGCAGTGCGCGATTGGCTGTACAACACGTATGCTAAGACGTGGATCGGAAGCCGAGTCTGTGCTTTGTACTCGCTATACGGCAAGCGTCTAGCTCCGGTGGTAGCTCGACACGGACTGTTGAAGAGAGCGTTCCGCAAGCTCTTCGACCGAGTATTGATGAAGGCGCAAGCAACGGTATAGGTCTACTCCCGGTTGCCTTGAGTTGCTTCGGCCAATGAAGCTGGGAGAGCGGTTCCGAGATGTCCCGCTCTCCCGATTTTAAAACAGATCGGAGGATACTTTGGCTATCTCAGCAGGAACACAAGTTCAAACGGGTACGGGGCGTACGGGCGTATGCGTCTACGATAATGCTTCGGTTACGGACAATACGCATCCGTCCGCTTACGTGATCTTCAACGACTGACTCCACATACGCTCAGTTTCCGCGCGGTACGTTGACTTCGGTCAGCGGCGGATTCTTGCCTGGAACTGGACCAGGGAACTGAGGAGGAGATACTCATGGCTTGGACATCAGTATCATCGGGCAGTTTACCTACTATTGGTACTTTTGCCCTAATTGCCGGGCAGATTCCAATTGGAAACAAGGGCGTCACGTTCGGCGTTCGGCTCGTACACGATCCGCTCGACACCAATCAAAATTGGGAATGGCGCGACGTAGCTGGCAATCACATCGAGAAGCGTAACGTCAAATTTTGGTTGTCGGATTCGATTCCAGCAGTACCGAACTTAGACATATAGACAAGGAGACTTTGATGGCTCTACCGCATGTACCAACCGCATCGCAGCTATCGCAGCTGGCTACTTTAAATGCAGCGGAAGCGACGGCGCAGACGACTTACGCTTCCGCTGTCACCAGTTTGAAGACGGCGCAGGTGGCCTGGTATAACGCGCAGATTGCCAGCGCACAATACGCCGCTTACATCTACGGCGGAACCAAGCCGGGTATCCTCGACGAAGGCGGAGCGAATATTACCTAACTGGGAAAGAGGGAAAAGGAGACCTTACTTCCTATGAAAATCGCACTGTACTATCCGCGTAACTGGCTTGCTTCTTGGTATACCCTGGGCGGGTATGTCAACACGCTTCAAGATATGGGCCACGACGTGATTGACTGTCCATTTCCTGGCAATCAAGTTCATAACGTCGATCAGGTGCGAGCGGCGATGCCAACTATCGACCAACTCAATTCCTGCGACTGCGTTCTGCTCATGTTCATGGAGTATATTCAGCCATGGCTAGCGGCAGTCTACGGGCTGGAGCTTTGGCAGCACGTCAAAGTTCCGATTGTCGCTCGCTATGATGAATCCTTCGACCGAGGTGACTTGGGTTTATTTGATCGCTGGGAAGAATTTCAGAAGTGGGCGCCAGTTCCACACTTCAATTTCTTTCCCGCTCATCAGGACGCCGAACGCTACGGCGGTAACTGGCTGGTGTACGGAGCCGATCTGGCTAAGTTCCACTACACGGTACCGCAAGAAAAGAAGTACGATCTGGCTTTTGTCGGCTCGCTCTACCCGCTGCGCCAGCAGTATCTAGCCAAGTTGGCCGAGTACATTGGAAACGATGTCACATTCAATGTGGGACAGGCTATTGTTCAGGATTTGTCGGGAATTCGCCCAGAGGAGTCCACTGCTCTTCTGGCGGATAATTACCGATCCATCAAGATATTCTTTTGCCTGCCACCCATGTCCCGCTTGCTGGTTTGCAAAGTATTCGAAGTGATGGCCTGCGGAACGTTTGTCATGTTTCCGACGCTGCCCGGTGAAGCGGCGCAGAACATGAAGGCCTTCGAATCGGACAAAGAGATCGTGTACTACGAACACGGCTACATGAAGAAGAACGCTGCGCAGATTCGTTACTATCTAGAGAATGAGAAAGAGCGGGAAGCCATAGCAGGCGCTGGGTGCTCTCGCGTTTATAGCGAATACACGCTACAGCAGATGTTGGAGAAGATGCTGTGGGTTGCTCGTCCCGATCTTCCCGTATCTCCACGGCTGACTTTTGATGCCCGCCGCCGTTTGAAGATCGGCTCTGACGTTGCCGAGGTAGGAGCGTTGAGATGAGTCTGGAGTCTCTGCACACTATCTACGGCTTTGATATTCAAATGGAGAGAGACAGCGTGCTCCATCAGGCTATTAAGCAGAACGGCTTCCACGAAAAAGCCGAATCTGAAATGGTCTTACAGCTCATTCATCCCGGCGACTTCTGCATTGACGCTGGCTGTCATGCGGGTTACTTCTCGCTACTCATGCTGAGCAAAGGTGCGGAAGTACTGTCTATCGACGCTAATCCAGAGATGTGCAAACTGGCCGAGATCAACCTAGCGCCGTATTCTCATCACGTCATGAATGTAGCTTTGGGCAATCGCACGGGTCACGTTGAATTTTATCTCGTCGATCACCCCAACGAAGGTATGTCTTCGGTAGGCCGAGTATCTGACCGTCACATCCTAGCGGACATGGTTCGATTGCAAGATTTACCTATGCCGGATCGCGTCCGTATGTTGAAGTTGGATGTGGAAGGCTCTGAAGTCCAAGCATTGTTGGGCGCGGGCGACTTACTCAAGCGCATTGACTACATACTGATGGAATGCCAATCGTGCCGGCTGGTTACGCTGAATGACGGTTTGCATGGCGTTACCAGCATACTTTCTGGGTGGGAAGTATGGGAACCGGACGCGCATGGTAGTTGGAATCAACTTCCAGAGGCGCGAGACTCGTATAACATACTATTCATTAACCCAATTGCAATTGAACGGGCCAGGAAGGAATCGGAGAATCAGGTCGTGGAGGCTGCTCAATGAGCATTCAAGGCAAGTCTCTTCACGTGCTTACTCCGATGTATGGAGGCGTTTGCACTGGAACGTATCACGAATCCATGGTACAGTTGGTCGGGATGTTGTTGAAGTACAACATTCCATTCTTACAGACCTATACCTACAACGAGTCACTGATCAACCGCGCCCGTAATCGGCTATGTGACGTATATCTTAAAGAGTCCGAGTTGACTCATTGCGTACATATCGATGCAGATATCGGATTCCACGCCGAAGATGTTCTCGGAATGCTAGAAGCTGATAAGGATATTATCGGCGCACCTTGCGTCAAGAAAAACATCAAGTGGGATCGGGTACAGTCCGTAGTCAAGCGCTCCAATGGCCATCTATATACTCCACAAGAGCTGTTGAAAGTGTCTGGCGATTTTGTGGTGACTTGGGAGCGCGGCGGGAAACGCGAGATTAAGCTGGACGAGCTGCAGGCAGTTAGTCGGTTGGGAACTGGCCTACTGATGATTCGCCGCAACGTGCTGACTACGTATCAGGAGAAGTACCCTGATCGTTGGTATGAATCGCGAGGCGACCCAGCAGCATTGCCAGGTCCGATACATGAGTTTTTCCGATCTGGCATTAATCCCGATACTCATGAGTACGAATCCGAGGACTACTGCTTTTGCAACGATTGTAAGTTGCTAGGATTCCGAGTATGGTTAGTCCCGTGGATGCGGACTACTCATACAGGCACTCACACTTATGTGGGAGATATGCCAGTAGTGGCAATGCTAGCTGGAGAGATCAAATAATTGGGCCTGAAAGTTGAAAGATGGAAGAGGGGAAAGTTATTACCAAGGCCAACGGAAACGGGAAGCATTGCATCTGCCGGGAGATGTGGGACATCAGCACGCAGAACGCGGCTTATGAGTTCGACTGTACCAAGCATGGGCACGTCACTATTGATCGGCGTGATGGTCCTGGGGTCATTACACATTTACACGGCCCTAGTATCGAAGATATTGCTCGGGTGACCGAAGATCGGATTCGCAGGTTGTTGGAAGCATACGGATTCACGGCAGCTAAGAGGAAGGATGATAAGAAGTGATTGAGACTTTACAAGTTGGAGCGGGGGCGTTCGACCAGGATCGAACTCGCTTCTCACGCGGAGCATCGAATGATGGTCTCATGGGGAGCCTGATTCGATGCTCCGTGATGGAGAACTGTTAGATGGCCGCGCCTCCTACTAATCCGATTGATCTTACTTTTCTAGCGCAGGTGAAGTCTCGCGCCGAAGTTAATCCAACTTCTACTTCCGACGATCCAGAGATCCAATCGGCGATTACTGCGTTCTCACAGTGGTTGTTGAATTTTACTGGAAAGGCTTCGCTCAACTCCGTCGGATCGTATAACGAAGTCTACGACGGTAACGGGAATCTCCGTTTGTTTCTTCGCAATAATCCGATTCAGACTATAACCACTCTCAATGTGAACGGCGTTTCCGTTCCCATTGTAGCAGCTACGGCGTTCAATTCCTGGGGCGCCTTTATTGAAACTTCCCAGAAGTCGATTGCTATCCGGGCTGGGATTGGCAACTTCTCGACGTTCCCATATCCTACAGCTTGGCAGGGATCGGTGAATGGCTACCGGCAAGGCGGCCCATCTTTCTTTTACGGTATAGGCAATATACAGGTGCAGTACACAGCTGGATATCTTCCGACTACGGTTAGCAACGACATCGAGAATGTCACAGCTCAGACCGTGACGCTTGCGTTCGGCCCTTGGGCAGCGGATATCGGAGTTGTTTACTATCCGTCGCTCGTGCCTCTGGTGAACGTTCCTAACTCGCCCGCTGTCGGACAATATGCAGTATCAAGCGGCTTGTATGTCTTCAATGTGGGAGATAACAACAAGCTCGTGGCGCTGTCTTATCAAATCAATCGAGCGCCTGCCGATTTGGAGTACGCAGTACGTTGTGTGGTGGCGCTAAATTATAAGCGCAAGAGCTGGCAGGATCAGAAGAGCCGCGTGGTGACTGCTTCCGGAACATCCGCGACCACGTCATATCGAGACTGGACTTGGCCGCCAGAGTATCAGCAGATTTTCGAGCACTATCAGCGTAAGTCGCCGTCTTAGGAGAGCTTCATGGTTATTTACTGGTCGCTGTTGACTTGCTTAGTCGGCGGAGTCGTGTACTTCATCACATGTGTCTCGAATGATCCACCGCCATCGGTGTTTCAAATCAGAGCCAATGTGATTGCTCTTCATATGTTCTGGGTTGGATTGTTAGTGTTTCTACTGCAGACGGGAGGCGGAGCGGTCAGCTTGATACGCAGATGATCCGGCTTAGCTTCAACTCGACCGATCAACGATTGCTGGCTGGAATACGCGCACGCTGGCCGGGTATTCAATCGTCTGTGGTTGATACGATGGATTCGCTGATGCTGGAGCTGCAACGCTCGATACAGCTGAAGCTTCAAGGTATAGTGTTAGCGCATCGTTCGGGAAAGTTGGCAGCTTCGATTATCAAGGAGCCTACGGTCGTTCGCGGAAACACTGTAGTCGGTTCGGTGACAGGTGCAGCAGGTCCTGCGTTCTACGGGAAGATTCAGGAGAAAGGCGGAACGCGAACTTACGAGATTCTTCCGGTACATGCGAAGGCGCTAGCATTCTTCCCGACAGGTTCTATCGGAGGCGGAGGAGGAATCGCATCGATAAGTAAGTCGCTAGTGCGGGGACTCTACACGAAGTCCGGCGTGCGAGCAGGCCGACTGAAGCAGTCTTCTTACGGACGCTTCGGAGAGTACGGGGGTATCGTCGTTACAAAAGTGATTCATCCACCGCTGCCTCCGCGTCCGTTTATGAAGCCGTCGCTCGATGAGATGCAAGAGACGATTGTCACTAGGTTAAAGTCGGCAGTCGTGAGAGGAGCGCAGGGGGTTTAATGCCAGTTACTCAGTTCGAAGATCCAGAGTATCTGGAAGTGGTTTATGCCACATTGTTCGGGTTACTCAAGTCGGCTACGCTACCCGATGGGCTGGTCTTTAATCTGGCTGCTCGGCTGGCTGAACCGCCTGACTCTATCGCTGCCGCGAATCAGCCTGCTCTCATACTGTTTCAAGGACCTATGCACGCCGAACAAAAAGAAATCTTTGGCCCTACGAAATGGATCTTCACAGCTGTGGCGGCAGTTTATATCCGAGCGGATACTGAGACGATGAATCCGATAGGCACGAGCGTTCCGATTCCGGCGACTACGGCGAATCGTATTGTGTGGGCATTGGCGCAGGTGATGGGCGCAACTACGACGCCAGCAGGCACGCCGATGCTTTATCAGCGCCAGGAGCTGGGCGGGCTTGTTTATCACGCCTGGATAGAGGGAGAAGTAATTACCAGCGTGGTCGATCAGCAGATGATTGTAACTGTGCCTATCAACATTCTAGCCGGACCGTCAGACTGAGGAGGGAAAGTGGCCAACTTGACAGACGATAAGAAGAATCAAGCAAGCGTACCTACTCAGCCGAGGTGGTCTCCGCCGAAACAGGCTCCGCGAGTCTTTACTGCAGAAGAGCTGTATGCGCAGACGATCTGTTCTCATGATGCACCGGGGCAGCAACCTGGTCAGCCTTGCCTCCGATGCGGGTTAGTACTACCGAAGTAACCGAAGACTGACCCGGCACAGCCGGAGAAAGAGGGTAGCTATATCAATATTCAATTCGGCTCCGGCGTTCTCTATGGCAATCCAACCGCCGGGAATCAGCCCGTCAATCCCACACCATTTAAATTCGGCGTCCTTCAGGAAGTGATGGTTGACTTCAAGGGCGACCTAAAAAAGCTTTTTGGCCAGCTTCAGTTCCCGGTCGCTACTGCCCGCGGTAAGGTCAACGTCGATATCAAGGGCAAGTTGGCCGTATTCGACGCCAATCAGTTGAATCAACTCTTCTTCGCTCAGTCTTCTGCTCAAGGTTATAACTTAGTGGTCGATGGCGAGCAGCAGACGATTACCGCCAATGCGGCAACTGTTACTCACACTCCTATTGTCGAAGACTGGGGAGTGATCTACAAGACCACTGGGCAGGCTCTGATCCACGTCGCATCTTCGCCCGCTTTAGCTCAGTACTCTGGTCCCAACTTGACGACCGGAGTATATACATTCAATTCAGGGGACAATGGCAACGTGGTCGCCATTTCGTACACTTACTTTGTCAACGTAGGAACGACGATCACGTTGACTGGGCAGCTCATGGGCTATGCGCCTGAGCTGACGATGCTGCTTTACAACAAGTTCCGCAACAAATATATAGCTGTGGAACTGAACGATGTGACGCTGGGCAATTGGTCCATTCCGACGAAGCTCGAAGATTTTTGGATTGCGGACTTCGATGGCAGCGCCAATCTCGACGCCAGCAACACGCTAGGTAAGTTGATGTTCGATTTGTCGTAAGTTCGGTACAACGAGTGGTTAGGGTCGCTGAAATCTACATGCTCTTTGTCCATGTCCATTTGAAGGAGTGGAATATGGAAGTAAAGTTGAGGGTGTACTCGATCAGTAGCAGCGACCCAAACCAAGAAATAAGGAGACCTTATGAGCGAGGAGAAACTTCCCTTTGAGGGTAAGTTAGTGAGTATCGGGAATCGAGAATTTGTTGTTCCTTCTTTGTCGGTTAACGACGCCCGAAAGTACTGGCCCGAGATTTTAGTGTTGAACAAGGGTATTACGGCGGAGGAGCTACCGGCTAAGTGGGAAACGATTCTTAACATCATTTATGCGGCCATACACCGAAATTACCCAGCCGTGACTCTCGAAGAGCTGGGCGACTTGATCAGCACTCGCAACTCGGCAGAGTTGTTAACTGAGGTTGCAATCCAGTCCGGCTTTATCTCGGTGAAGCCTACGGACCCCAGTACGCCGGCAGTCGATCAAGAACCAGTCGTCCACTAGACTGGACTGGTCTCTACGGCCTGCTAGTCACGACTACCGGCTGGACGCTCGAATATGTGGACGACATGAGCCTGTGTCGCGCCCTGCAGGTAATCGAGTTCATCGGGCGGCGAGCTGCTCCTGAGCGTTCCGCTTCTTTTACTAATCCAGAAGTCGAAGAATTTAGCCCTGATCATATGACTTCGCTTGCGATGAGTCCTCTCTTCGGACCGGGCGTTCAAGCAATGCCCAAGGAGATTCGCGCTATGATTGACTGGGCCGAGCAGGAAAAGATCAAACGAGGTATGAACTGATTGTGGCCATTCGCCGTCTCAAGTCGTATCTCATCGCGCCGAACGGTCCGAGCGTAGAGCAGATCGACGGCGAGTATGTACCTTGTATCGACATCAACGACGACACAGGCGAGCTTCTCATCAACGGCAAGCTTCCAGTCAACTACGGCAGTGGTTGGACAGTTCCTGGATCGGGTGGTTCGTCTTCATTTCTATTCACACAAAGTGTCCCGCAGTCTACTTGGACAGTGGTGCATAATCTTAATCGTTTACCCTCGGTGACTATCGTAGATTCGACGGGCCGAGAGATTCTAGCAGACGTGCATTACGACAGCAATAATCAGGTTACAATCAGCATGTCCGCTCCTATAGGTGGGACTGCTTATTTAGTTTAAGGAGGAATTATGGCTGTACCCGTACTGTCGCCACTGGACCTAAATCAGAATGAGATACGCAATGTACGGTCACAGAATCTAGCCTCCGATCCCGGCTCGCCCGTATCGGGTCAGTTCTGGTACAACAGCACTACGAACCGATTGAAAGTGTTCGACACCGCTGCTCGTATTCTAGCGGCGCAGAGCGATGCGCTATCTGTGTTTGCGGCGGCTGCAGCGAATGTCAATCTGGGCGGGTTTCTAATCAACAATTTAGGAACGCCCGTTGCTGCGACGGATGCGGCTACCAAAGCTTACGTCGATAACGTAGCTCTTGGATTGGACGTTAAAACTAGCGTCCGCGCGGCCACGACAGTTGCAGGTACTTTAGCGTCTTCCTTCGCCAACAACTCCGTGATTGACGGCATCACTCTAGCGACAGGCGACCGCATACTAATAAAGAATCAGGCTGCAGGCGCAGAGAACGGTATCTATGTGGTCGCCGTATCTGGCGCTCCCGCTCGCTCTGCTGACTGCAACACTTCTTCCAACTACGTATCTGGTGCGTTTGTGTTTGTGGAGACAGGTACGGTCAACGCAGGCAGCGCTTGGGTTGTAGCTACTCAGGGCAGCATAACGCCGGGTACAACATCGGTTAGCTGGGTGCAGTTTGCTGGAGGGACGACTTACTCCGCTGGCTCTGGGTTGACATTGACCGGTACAACCTTCTCCGTCAATGTTAGCGGATCAACTATCGAGATTTCCGGTAACAACGTTCGCGTAAAGTCGAACGCAAATACTGGGCAACCTCTTCTATCTGGAGGAACTGGAGTTGAGGCTGCTTACGGCGCATTAAATCTAGCTGGAGGAGCAACAGCTGTTACAGGAACACTGCCTATCGGGAACGGCGGAACTGGAGGAGCGACTGCCGCAGCGGCCCGTACTGCGTTAGGTGCTACTACTAAGTTTGCAGCCAGTGTAGGCGACGGCAGTACGACTAGTATTGTGGTCACTCACAATTTGGGCACTCAAGATGTATCGGTGACGGTATACGCCAACGCTTCACCGTTTCAGGAAGTGCAAGTGGAAATCCAGAACACCAGTACCAATACAATTACGTTGGTGTTTGCAACGGCTCCGGCCAGCAACGCTTATCGAGTGGTCGTGATTGGATGATGATACCCGATCAAATACACGACATGTGGTCTATGAAGTTTGATTCATTTCAGTTGTGGATATTAGCATCTAACTTATTGGCTGCGATAATAGGAGGTGCTATCTTCGCTGTTATTTCTAGGGTCTTGCAAAGACGTTACGAAAAGGAATTCGAAATCATCAAGAAGGATTATCAAGCTACTATGGAAAGGATGCACCGAGAACATGTTGAAGCCTTAAGAAAACTTAGGGAAGAGTCGGAATCGAATATGTCTCGCGTTTAATATGGCAATCCCGCAGCTACAGCCGATTCAGCCGTGGCGATTGAAGCGGACGCCGATCAGCAACGCGTCTTACACAATCTTGACCACTGATGTGTATGTAGCGCAGACAGGTACGATGTCGCTGGCCAGGACTTGGACTCTACCAACAGCTGCAGCTTACGGTGTCGGATGCGTGCTGACGGTTGCGGATGAGAATGGTAGCGTGACATCAACAAATACGCTGACTATTGCCCGCGCCAGTACGGATACAATAAGTGGAGCTACGAGTTTGGTGTTAAATTCAGCGTTCGCTAAAGCAGTGCTTGTGTCGGACGGCGTTTCTAAGTGGACGAGGTTAGTGTAAGTGGCAGACGATAATATCTTACAAGTCGGCGCATTGATGGATGTGGCTGCTCTACAGAGCGGCATGGATGCAGCGGTCGGCAGTGTCGAATCCGGCACGGCTGCTATGTCGAGCGAGTTTCAAGGTTTAGCTGACTCGACTGCCGCCGCTGACTCCGCCATGATCGAATCGATGGCGGCGTTGACTACTGCAGTCGAAGCTCTGACTGCATCCTTCGCTAAAATACCAGCTGAAGCTGGTCCCGCCATTGTTGAAACTGAGTCATTACTGACTGGCTTTCAAGAGAAGCTGATCGGAGTAGCGGAAGCGGCGGAAGCTTCGACTATCGGCGTCGGTGCTGGATTCGCTGGCCTAGCCGGTATTCTCGGAGCAGGGGCGCTAGCTGGTATTCTCGGAAACTTCGCTGACAAAGTGAATCAGGGCGTATTGGCTCTAGGCAATATGTCGCTTCGTGCGGGTACCAGCATATCGTCAATGGCTGGATTACAGCACGTCGCCAATGAGCTGGGTATTTCGTTCGATACGGTTGCTATGGGCATGACTCGATTGGAGCGTGCTCAAGTTCTAGCCATTGAAGGTGGCAAGGCGCAGCAGACTGCATTCGAGCGTATCGGCATCAGCGTTGAGCAGTTGAAGTCTCAGACGCCAGAGGAAATCTTTAATACCGTTTCGGGGGCAATTCAGCGGTCCAAGTCTTCAGCCGATGCTGCAGCCACATCCATAGCTCTGTTAGGACGCGGTGGCGCAGCTCTGATTCCGGTGTTCAAGCAGTATGGCGACACGATTGGCGAAGTCATCGACAAGCTAGGCGAAGAAACAGGCATTACACAAGAATCCTACGAGAACGCTTTACAGTTTCAAAAGGCTTCCGCTGATCTAGAGGTTCAGCTACGCAAACTGGCTTTGGATGTGATGCCGTACTTGACTAAAGTATTGCATGACTTAGCTGCTGAGTTTACAGCTTTCGCCAAGGGCGGAACGGTAGACGAGATTAGTTCTTGGGCTGGGAAGATTGCAGCTACCTTCGACGAGCTAGGCGGCTCGATGAATGCAGCAGGTGTTCAGCTGCGCGATCTGTTTACTTACTTGCCCGGCTTAGGCGAACCTGCGGTAGCTCGGCATAGAGAAGACGCCGCTGAGTTGCAGAAGATTTGGGCGGATACAGCGGCAAAAGTTAGAGCCGATCTGGGTATTGCTATTCCGCAGACGGCAGAGGAATCTTTGGCGTCAGCGCTTAAAGCGGCTCAAACTCAGTTTCCGACTAAGGGCGAGAATGTTCCCGGCGGAGAAGGAAAAGGCGAGAAGGCGTCCGAAGCTAAGGCCGAAGCGGAAGCTATTCTGCAGGCTCAGCTAGCGGGTATCAAGGCATGGGAAGCAGCGCAGAAAGTTGCATTTGAATCTGGCAAGATCGATGCGACGGAGTGGGAGCAGTATCAAATTGAAGCCACTAACTTAGCTTATGCCGCGCAACAATCCTACTTCAATAAGCTTAAAGCCATTTTCGCCAGCGATCCAGCTAAGGAATCAATAATTGCCCAGGAGCAACTGAAGTTCGAATTTACGGCCACCGCTAAGACTTCTGAGGAGCTAGCTTCATCCTACAAGAAGCTAGATGAAATCCTTAAAGAGTATAACAAGGAAGCTTTGTTATCGAAAGAATTGCACAAAGAGGAGAGTGCGGATCTCAAAGCTACAGACAAATCGGTACAGGATTACATAGCGAGCCTGAAGACTCTCGCCAGCGCTCAGCATGAATCTACGGCGATAGACTTCTCAGCTCAGGAAGAGAGCATCCGCCGTCTAGCGTCGGAAGGAGTGATTTCACAGCGCGAAGCTGCCAGTCAGTTGATTGTAGTATATCGCCAACAGGCCGATTCGCAGATTGCTGCGCTGCAAGATCAGTTGTCGCGACAGCAAGCTTTACTGGACGCTGCCGAAGCTCGACGTACTGCGGCGGAAGGTTCGGGTGATGCTGCACGGCTGAATGAAGCTAGGGCATCTTATAACCAGCAGTTGGCCGCACTAACTCAGACTCAGAACGAAATTCAGGCGATCATCACGCGTACTAATAATCAAATCAACTCTGAGAATCAGAAGCTGTTGGCCAGCTACACACAGGTTTACACTCGCATATCAGGGCAGATCAACGCTGCTACCGCACAGTGGATTACCGGACATCAAACGTTCCAGAAAGCGTTACAGGGTATCTGGAATAGCATCTTAACAGACGCTATCACCGCTATCCTACGCATAGGAGAGCGCTGGGTGCTGCAGCATGTATTGATGGCGGCTGCCAGCAAGCTCTTTCATTTGGAAGATGTGACTGCGGCTACGGCAGCTCAGACGGCTAAGTCGGCGGTCAATGTAGGAGAAGCTACGAGCGATGCAGCAGTGGCTGCGGCGGGACAGTTCGCTTGGTATTCAGCAGTTTCTCCTCCTATCGCGCCTGCTATGGCAGCGGCAGCATACGCGCAGGGACTAGCTTGGGCCGGTTTAGCTGCGTTTGAGCATGGCGGTATTTCCGAAGGCGGTTTGTCTCTACTACATCCTAAAGAAATGGTACTTCCGCCGCACATCTCTACAGGAGTACAAAACTTGATTTCTTCGGGCGGGACTTCGGTGACGAACAACGCTGAATCTTCGTCTTCTACTACCACACACGTTCATGTGCATATGGGCAGCGTGCAGGCTTTGGACGCCGAAGGAGTCGGCTCCGTGCTCAAGCGACAGCAGCGCGAGATTGCTAAGCATGTACAGCGCTCGATTGCTACAGGTCACTTGGATGTGCGTAAGATAGGTGGAGGAAGCTACTGATGGGATTGCCTCTATTTCCGACTTTCCGCTACGCTAACTGGGCTTCGCATAAGAACCAGAATTGGTCGAACATCGTCAACCGTTCTACTTCGGGCGGGCGTTTGTCGGTTCCATTGTGGCCCAATAATCCTTTGTGGTCTTGGGAATGGCAGTATGAAGTGGTGCTGAACGATCCAAAGAAATTATCCTTTACCACAGCGCCGAACAACAACACTCTATACTCGGATCTTCAGATTCTGGAAGCTTTCTACTTCATGCAACGCGGTATGGGTAATCTGTTCATCTATCAGCCGCCCGATTCAGTGCAGGTAGATACTGTACTTGGTACTGGAGTAGACACCAATAACAATATCGAGCTAGTTCATCCCATTGGCGCAGTGCCTGATCCGTCAGCCGGACTTACCGTCATCAACGAGTCTGTCCAAGAATTGAATGGCGTAAATGTTACGGTAAAAGTAGCTGGAACGCCTACGAGCAGTTGGACTTTATTGAACGCGGCAACTACTCCACCATATGAGGGTTACGTAATTCATTTCTCTTCTCCTCCTGGCGTAGGAACGATTACATCCAGTTTTACCTACTACTATCGCTGCGCCTTTTCGGAGGATATGCAGGACTACGAGCAGTTCGCTATCCTGCTCTACCAACTGCAATCGCTGAAGTACGAACAAGTTCGAGTGACGACGACGTGAACGGCTATATTCGAATGGCGCAGGCGGCAGTCGAATGTCCTCGATGCTGGAGCAAGCCCCAAGAGAAGTGTTCGAGTATCAAGGATAAGAGGCGGAAGTTATTAAATGCGATTCACATCGAGCGACGGCGGGCACTGATGAAGTGGAAGGTCAGTCATCAGGAAGAATTCGACCGATTGATGAGGGAGCTGTGGTAGAGATTCCAAAAGGCATTCACGGCGAGCATGATTACGAAGTCGGTTATCCAGCATGGTTTTCGGTGGTTACTACGGAAGGTCGACAGCTTAAGCCGATTATTCGATGTAATTGCGGATGGTTCTGTGGTATTGGACTACATCACGTCCATCCCGATGGAACGGTAACGCGTTCTTTTCATCATACACAAGAATGTGATCCAGGCCGTGGGTGCGGCTGGCATATATATCTCAAGCTGTTAGATTGGACTGGAGAAGAGTTTCCGCCCAACACTTAACTATGCGGACTGTATACGATATCAACGGCAATGACGTAACGACCAGCGTCTCCGCTGCGATGTTCTCGTCTACTGTCATGCCGATCTGTGACTTATACTGGTTCCGCTACATCGATCCAAAGCATTCCAGCATTGCCAGTGTCATACATTACACCGATCTATTTATGACGTCCGGACCGTTCCCAGTCGGAGTGAACAAGGTGCAGCAGCTCGCCGGTCCGAGTGGACTGGCTACGATTAATGCTACCTTCATTCCCGCTCGGATTAAACGCGCTGCTCTGAACTACGAGATCGGTTTAAAGGATCAGTCGGTCGATGTGACTTGGTATATCGACGATTCGAAGACTCTGACTAGTGTGGCGTGGGGATTCAAGTGGGCGTTCTTATCTGGATACTTCGACGAGTCTCCCATTTGGATTTACAAAGCGATCTTCAGTCCGCCCGCTACGCCGAACGCTCAGCCAATCTTTCTAGGTACGACTCTCATGTGGCGCGGGTTCGTGCGTGACGTACAGGCGGATCGAGGGCAGGTCGTTTTGACTGTTGGAAGCTTGATGCACTTGTTTCAGAATACGCAGATACCGACGCAGACGATTCAGCCAGGTAATCGTCTACCTCCTTACCTTCCGACTGGACCAGGTGGCAATACGATTGGACATCCTCTGTCAGGCGTCGTTGTATTTTCTACTTCAACTCCGACTGATATCCAGCTGGACTTCAGCACATTAGGAGGCTCTCTCATCCCGGACCATGCGTGGAGGGATTGGTACTTCACCGTCATTAACAACGTACCTCCTAATCTATTCGCCGCTAGCAGCACTAGTGGCTCGCCGCAGCCTCAGCTGTTTCGTATACGGGATAACTTGACCACTAATTCGCCGAGCACGAACACTTTACACATCTATCCTTATGAACCGATTAACCCTGTCCTGTTAGTGGCAGCTCCTGATAACGCTTCGCACTTCATTACGATCTATCCGCCGCAATCTTTGACGGGTGGTGCGCCGGGATTCCCATATACCCCCCCTCCCGAGATAACCCTCTAATGAGGACCCGCATTGAAATCGTTGAGGAAGCTTTAACTTGGGTTGGTACACCGTTCCATGCGCGTGCTGCCGTGAAAGGCGCTGGCGTTGAGTGTGGCTGGCTGATCTTCGGCGTGTTGCGCGATCTCGGTATGCTACCGCAGGGATATAGCGAGCTTAATATACCGGAATACTCGCAACAGTTCTGGGCGCATCGTGACGACGAGATTTATCTGGATGGCATCGTCAAAATCGGATATACGGAGATATCTCGCTTTCCTCCTAAGCCTGCTGACGTTGTACTAGTCAAGATGGGACGACTCTTTGCACATGGCGGAATAGTCGTTGACTGGCCCAAGATCGTACACTCCAATCCAGATTCTTGTAAGGTTACGGTTAGCTCAGCCGAACATCACCGCGTGTTTATCGACAAGCCTAAAAAGTTCTTTACTCTGTTTCCCGAGGAATCGTAATTGGCTGGAATGTTTAAACGCGCTGCGAACGCGCCGCCCGTAGCGAACGGCGTCCGTATCACTAAGTCGCTGTACGGTGCGGCTATTCCCGTTTGGTACGGGCGTACTCGCGGCCCAGTGCAGCTAATCTGGACAGGCAATTTTCAGAAGCATACTCAGGGTAAGAAAGGTAAAGGCGGCATCACGTACTCGATGAATGCCGACATGCTGCTCGGCTTTGGGCCGATGCAGGGTGTAGGCGCGATCTGGTACAACACAGCTTATTTCCAAGGACTGCTATCGTCGCAGAACTTCACGACTGGTACAGGGACCACATTCAGCTTTACCGTCAATACTTTTCCCGCTGGAACCGATCTCACAATTGTGATCGGCGTAGTAGCCCAGCTGCCCTTTTCCGTTTCCTACAACGACTATGGTGGACCCGGAGTACAGTCTTTCTCGGGCAGCTCGCTCGTAGCTCTTCCCAATCAGCTCTACCCAGCTCCCAACTCTGGCGACTGGCAGAATGCCGGGATTCCCTATGCTCAGTACAACAGCTCGATTGGAGATACCAATGTCACTGTCGTATTTCCGACTTCCGTATCAAGCATTCCGATTACCGTGTATTACATGGATACGGTACGCGAGTTTCAGGGCCAGGGTACTACGGTCGGTATCTTCGCATTCGAGAAGCAGCTGGGATCAGCGGCAGAAGGCGCGCCGATTATCTATCCAGATTTCTCTGGTATTGGCGTTTCCAACCTCGACTTAGGCAGCGGCGCGGTTATGCCCAATATCTCCTTCGAGGGATATGGGCTATTTAGCAAGGGAGCGACCGGAGACGCGAATCCCGCTGACATCGTCGCGGACATTATCTGCTCCGGAAATAATCTAGTCGTTCCTACCTGGGGTGGTGGAACGCCTCCTGTATGGCAGCACGGACTTAACTTCACTAGCTTAGTTGCGCCTGTTAGTTCTCTTACGAATCCCGCTTACTCCCGCTATGGCGGCATTCTTGACGATGAACCGAATCTGTGGGGAGTGACTTACGGAGGGGGTAACAATCAGGGACTGAACTCGTTCCGCAATTTCTGTCAAGCTTACGGTATCAACTTGTCACAGGTGTTGGATACTCAGTCTCAAGCGTCTCAGTGGCTGGATACAATCTTCGAGATTACTACTACGGCAGCGTGCTGGGACGGCGCTCAGCTGAAGATCATTCCATACTGCGAGGTGTCGCAGTTCGGCAACGGCGCTAGTTTCGTAGCTCCTACAGCTGCTGGTCCGATTGCGACTTTCACGGATGACGACTACATCAAGAAAGCTAAAACAGGCGAAGCTAAGCCGCCGCTGATATGCAAGCGTGCCCGTCCGAGTAACGATTACAACTCATTGACGATCAATTTCACTGACCGCGCCAATGGTCGTCTACCCCAGTTCGTCAACGGCGGAGGTAGTTACAATCAGAATTCGGTACTGCTTACAGATCAAGTAGACGTAACTGTACAGGGACCTGTACCGGGCACTGTTAAAGATCATCGTTGGATTCACGATAAAGATGTGGCGACTGTATGTGGGCAAGCGATTCTTCGGCGTAACGTCATCGTCAATCGCCGCTCGTATCAGTGGTCTTCGAGCCAGCGCTTCGGCTTACTGTCGCTGATGGATTTAGTGCTATTAACGGAAAAAGAATTTCCCAACTCGCCGTTCCCAGTTCGTCTTACGAAAATCACCGAGAACGAAGATTACACGATTGATTACGAAGCCGAGCCGTTCATCTACGGCGGAAGTGCTCCTGTTACTACGAATGTGACAGCTATTGTTTCTTCTGGCTCACCGCCCGTGAACTTGAATGTCGATCCAGGAAGTGTCAATGCTCCGATCATATTCGAAGCTGTGCCTGCGATCAGTTCCCGACCACAACTATGGATCTGCACGTCTGGTATCGATCCTAACTATGGCGGGTGCCACGTGTGGCTCAGTACGGATGGCGGCTCTACTTATTCGATTGTAGCTCGACAGTACAACAGTCAAACGATGGGCAAGGTCTATTCCAGCAACTACCCATCTCACGCGGATCCAGACAATGCTAATACGTTGAATGTCGATCTTACGGAATCGATAGGTGTTCTTTCGTCTTTCAGTACGTCCTCGCGTGATTTGTTTCAATCGCTATGCTATCTCAGTCCAGGCGGTACAGTGACGGCGAATGGCGTCACGCTGACGATTCCGTATGAGCTGGTTGCATACGCTACAGCTACGCTGTCCGCTACCAGCAAGTACGCTCTACCACCTACGATACGGCGCGGAGTCTACGGAACGCCCATTGCGGCACATAACATCGGCCAGGATTTTTCATTCATTCTGGACGGCGCGGTCGTTGAGCTGAACATGCTGCAGTCCTGGATTGGAGTGACGCTGCACTTCAAGTTCACGGCTTTTAATATCTTCGGTACCAATGAACAAGCGTTGTCGGCGGTTACGGATTACACTTTCACTCCGAGCGGCAATGTGGGCTGGACGTTCTCTACGGGCGGGACTCCTCCGGGTTCGCAGCCGTTCCCAACTGGAGGTACGAATCCCAGCAGCCCGCCGAATCTAGCGAACGACATGTACATGTACCGAGCTGGGACTTATTCCAACAGCCAGGAACTGACTCGCATCACCCCGTCCCGCAATGTGACATTGCCAGTCAATTTAACTGCATCGGTTGCAACGTGTGACGTTGCGCCCGCAGTCAATGTTACCGTGACTATTAATAAGAACGGCGCCAGCGTAGGTACGGTGAACTTTGCAGCAGGCAGCACGACGGGCACATTTACCTTTGCCAGTTCGGTATCTTTGAATGGTACGGGTGATGTGATTACCTTAGTAGCTCCTTCGACTGCGGACGTCAACTTCGCGGGAGCTAGCATCACGCTATGGGCGACGAGGAGTAACTGATATGGCGATGATCTTCCTCGACGGGTTTGATTACTTAACTGCCGCCAACTTCAATTTGAAATGGGACAGTTTCGGTGGAGCGTCTTTACAAACTGGGGTGTATGGCATAGGTCAAGCGACTGGACTCGGCACAGGAACAAAGACGCTAGGTTCTAACTTCGTTACCGGGTTTCAGGGATTTCACTACTTCACCGGGACGCTAGCGGCCAATACTCCTATGTGTCGATTCAACGACGCTGGAACGATTCAAGTTGAACTGCGCATGGACGCTACCGGAGGATTGTTTTTTGTACGCGGTACGACTTCAATCGGATCCACTAGTACTAGCCGTCTTCTACCCAATACCTGGTACTTCATCGAGGCTAAAGCTACTATCGATCCATCCGCTGGCGAGGCATCTGTTAGCGTAAACGGTGTCGCGTTCCTGACTCAAACGGGTTTAAATACTCGTAACAGCGCCAACTCATTCTTCAACCAGGTTGTTATCACTGGAGGCGGAGGCGGAACACAGCAGGCTGATTCCTACCACTTCTGGGATACTACGGCGGGTGATGTTACGACATTCTTCGGTGAGCACATCATCGATACTCGTTTGGCCAATGCGGCAGGTACCAATACGACTTGGACCATCGGCGGATCGTCGCCTGCTGCGACTAACTGGCAATCAGTCAACGAAGCTCACGAGGATGCGGATGTCACATTCGTTTCTACTTTGACTGTCAATAACATCGATTCCTATAAGTTTGTGAACGTCGCTACTGTTACGGGTACAATTGCAACCATCGCCATTGACACAATCTGCCGAGTAGACGACGGTTTAGCTCATGTGATCGATCACTACTCTTTGTCGGGCGGAGTAGTCGGACTATCAGCTGGAGTGTCTCCCGCTACGACGTATCAGAATCGCCAGACGTTTCAGGGTACAGACCCGAATACAGCAGCGGCGTGGACGATTGCAGGTAGGAATCTAGCCGAATTTGGTTACAAGTTCATAAGCTGATATGGCAGTTCGCGTAACTCAGATACCCGTCGAGACGTCCATTGCTCCTACGGACGGGAAAATTCGCGTCACTCAAATTGCCATAGAGACCAGTATCAAGCCGACTGATGGTCACATTCGAGTTACTCAGATTGCCATCGAGACTTCTATCTCTCACGTCAGTGTATCAACGGGCGGAGAGCAGCTCTTCGCTGTCACTTGAGTGGACATAGCGCTTAAGTGCTAGGTCGTTGGTGTTGAAAAAAGAGGCTGCAAACGCTTTAAAAGTCACACCACGAGAGTTAGATGTGATAGTGTGCGTCATGAATGGACTTGAGAATCGGGAAATTTCCAAAGTTCTCGGTATCAGTGTTAAGACGGTCAAGCGTCACATTCGAAAAGTTGCGATCAAGATGAAGATCGATTTCAGCGTTTACAGCACGCGGGCCAGGATACTCTATCTGGCGCACACTCTCAAATCTCCCCCAAAGGAGAACGGATGACGCTGTTGGGCCCCTCGGCTGCAAGTCAGCACCTCTTATGGCTTTGGTTCTGGTTCTTAGTCGGCATGTCCACTTACTGGCTCAAGCGGGCTTACTATCTGGTGACAGGTCCGAATCCGATTGCCAACACATACGGGCAGTTCGTACAACGCTGCTGGATTCCTCTGTTCATACGCATGTTGGCAGACAGCGCCGTGTTCTGGGCGCTCTTCACCCCTGGATTCGCTGACAGTGCGTTAAGCTATCTAGGCTGGACGACGTTCTCCTGGGTCGTAATGATGGTGACTCAGTTTGCCGTATTCGCAGCTGTGTTTGGTCACACTGTAGATTCAGTACTGGATTTTGCGCTTAGTAAGATCCCGGGTGTAAAAGACTGCTTGCCACAAATGCCAGGACCGATGTTGAGTCCAAGATAATGCAGGTCGAGGTAGGTACCTTGAAGTATGGAACACAGATTGTGTTGTTTATTTCACGATTCTTGGGGCCCAATCTCTTGTTTGTCGCCATGTTGCTAACCGCTGTCGCGTACTATCAAAGTTCCGTAACTGATGCTCCCACCTGGCGCAACGTCGCTGCCGGGTCGATGGCACTTGTAGGTACGCTCGCTGGACTCGGCTATCGGGATTTTGTCGGCCGGATGAGAAAGTTCGAAGCTCAAATCAAGCATGATCAGGATAAGCGTGATGTTCAACACAAGGCTAATGTGGCAGCTATTGTGGCATTGGCTATGGTTACTGCAGATCACTTGAAGGAAGAAGACAAAGAGAAGATTCAGAGCATCGTCAAGACGCTGTTAGGGGATTGAATGAATCCAACTTCGGAAGCGAAACTCGTAGGGCTATATCCCGTCTTAGTCGATAAAGTTCATCAGATGGCGGAGATTCTTTTACTCGATCCACAACCGATCACACTGATTATTTCTGCGGGTCTTCGAAGTTGGTTACAGCAGGATGTGTTATGGTTACAAGGACGAAATCCTGACGGGACTTATATTGATCCAGTTCATCACACAGGAGTGGTTACTAACGCCCGCGGCGGCGAGTCTTGGCATAACTACGGCGTAGCAGTCGATTGTGAACCGGAAGTTAAAGACGGAACAATCGACTGGAATGCAAGTCATCCGCAGTGGAAACGTATGGAAGCAGTTGGTGCCAGTCTCGGCATGACGACGGGGGCGAACTGGAAACGGCTGGTTGATGCTCCTCACTTTCAGATCACCGGCCGTTTTCCAGTTGGTGCTCCAGATGAAGAAGCAAAGCAGATTTATCAGGATCAAAGTCGGGAAGCATTCTGGGACGAGATCACAAAAGGAGTCAGCATATGAAAGTAGAATTCAGTTGGCATCTGGCGGCACAGATTCTGGGTTGGATCATTCAAGTCGGGAACGTTGCTACGAACACCGTACCGAATAAGTACAAAGCTGTAGTAGCCGCTGTCGTCGGTCTGGCGCAGGCGGCATTGCATGTGTACGCTACCAATCAACCAGCTCCAACAGAGTAAAAAGGAGACCCTAACATGGAATCTACAATGAATCGCCGCAAGTTCGCCGGATTAAGTGCAATTAGTTTGTTGTCTATGCCCGTTATGCTGAACACTGTCGCTTGCACTTTCGGCTCTGTGTTCTCAGAGATGCTCAAATATATAGGCGTTGGTCTTCAAGGATTTCAAGCGGTAGTAGACTTGCTAGCTGGCGCGGGCGTCATTCCAGTTGGTTCTGGTACGGGCATCGATCTTTTGATCTCGCTGGTAAAAGCAGCGTTTGCTGACTTGAATGCCGCAATTACTGCGTATCAGGCTGCTCCGTCCGCCAGTAAAGCTTCGTACTTAGGCAAGCTCAGCACAGTGTTGTCAGTGCTACAGGCTAACATTCAGCAATTCTGGAATGACTTAAAAATTCCAGACGCGAAGATGGCTTCCACAGTGCAGGGTTTACTCGGGATCATACTGAGTACGTTAGCTGGATTCTCGGAGTCTTTACCAACTCCTGCGCCTACGCCATCTGCTTTGAAGGCGGCAAGTCTGCCTAATCGCCTCTCCGTAGCGCCGCAGAAGCGTACTCCGAGTCAGTTCAAGAAAGCGTTCAATCAGGAGCTGGCAACTTCTGGATACACTCAGTACTTGATACCGTGAAGCGTACTCGGCACGAATGGCTCAGGCTAGCTTATCTCGTCAGCGTCGTTGTACTGATGATAGCGTGGGCCATTAGCGCCTATCTTGTTCTAAGAAATCACTAAGGAGTTTCATGAAAAAGTCAGTTCTCCCCCTGCTGTTACTCGTGATGTCTTCGCTGTCGTTCGCTCAACAAGCCGACTTTCAACCTCGTTCCGATACCTTTACTTTTAATGCTCAATCAAGCATTACGACTTGGGATGGCAGCGACCCAGCCAATCCGCCTTACCCTTACCACATGGGTTCGGTAAATCTCACTAATCCATTTCCAGGTATCAACGTACCTTTTGAGTTGGGCTATTTAAACAACGGCGGACTTGAGCCGTGCGATCCACTGGCCTGGGGCACTAAAACATGGATCATCGGTACTGGAACGAAGACAGGGGACAGCTATGTCATTCCGGCGAGCACGACCTGTCCCTACTTCACAGGTGAGTATGGGACTTATCTCAACTCAGAAAATTTTCTTGATGGATTCAACATACTTGTCGCTTACATCAGAACGTTCCACACTGTTTGTGGGAGGTTCGTTGGATGTCATCAAGTTCCTTCGGATGCAGTCTCTGGAGGAACGGGCACAGTGACACAGACGGATATCTCTCAGCCTACAACCGCTATTAATCAACGAAGGAATAACTAGATGACGCGCAAAAAAGTAAGGCCATCAACGATCTCGCCCGAAGTTCCTCCCTCGCCTCCCCCCCGATTTAAGCTGGGCAAACTTGCGCCTAAGCCACATCCCAAGACGCTGCTATTCTCGAAGTACGTCAGCAACGACGCATCGCTGCCGCGTCCTACAGCTAAGGTCTATCGGGAGTATAAGACTCCGCCCGAAGCCATGCAGATGTTCGGCAATGACACTATCGGCGACTGCACTTGCGCCGGAATAGCGAATCTCATCATCCTGATGACTGTGCATACCGGCGCTGTAGTAATCCCGACGCTGGACGACGTGATCGGCACTTACTCGGCTGTGACGGGCTACGTTCCCGGCGATCCTTCGACCGACCGCGGTGCTGCTATGACCGATGTGCTGGCTTATATGCAGTCAACCGGTATGTCGGGTCACAAGATTCTGGCCTGGGCGAAGATTGACCACACCAACCAGTTATACCGCGAATTGGCCGTAGACCTGTTCGGAGCCACTTATGTGGGTGTCAATCTGCCGATGTCTGCTCAGGAGCAGTTCGGAGCCAATCAGCCATGGAAAGTAGTTCCGAACGATCCGATTGAGGGCGGTCACGCAATCATCCACCCGGGATACGGTCGTCTCGGCGGTGACTACGTGAGCTGGGCGCGATGGGATCAGAAAGCTTCATCAGCCTGGGAGGCTCAGTACATCGAAGAGGAATATGTGATCATCACCGAGGACTGGATTAATCAGGTGACTCAGCTGACCCCGGGCGGCGTCGATCTGGCTACACTGCAGACGGATATCAAGCTGTTGAGCGCCTGACGTGCGCAAGTTTCATGTCATTCTCTCTGCGGACGACTTCGAGCAGTTGGTATCCAGAGGTGAGGTAGTCGAGTCGGTTCGTCCCGAGTCGGGATTGATGACCGAACGACGGTTATCCGAGATGTTCGATTTGCACATCTCACTCGATCCAAGCATCAAGCGTGACGTATTGCGGGCATTACTGGATAAAGGAAAATAGATGACCATCATCGCATGGCTCGAAAAACTCTACGCCGCAATCGTCAAACTTACTTCCAATGAACGAGCAGACGCTACGGCGATTCTTCAGTCCGAAGCCAATCTCACGGCTCAGCTCAATAAAGTTGGTTCGGCGATTTCGTTTTCCTTTTCTCAGGTGCTTCAACAGCTGCAAACGATTCAGGATACCCAAGCTGCTGAGGGTGTTCAGCTGCAGCTCATTATCGATACGTTGGGGCATCAGTTCCGGAGCCTCACCATTACCTACCGCGACGAAAGCGGTAACATCATTCCAAAGGAGATAGGCATGCCATTCCAGTTGACCGACGGCGGTGCAGGCTCACACCTGTTCGCTACACCCACAGAGACCGACGCAGCAGGGAATCCAGTCACGATTGATCCGACTAAGATTACCTATGCCGCATCGGATCCGACAGCATTTACCATTACACCGAATGCTACTGCTAGCCCAATTCCTTCGCCTGACGTCCCAGGTCAGACGATTCCGCCGGGAGGCGCAGAGATCGCAGCTGTTGCGACTGCCGGTCATCTGGGAAGCTTCCAGATCACAGTCGTAGACACCGGTAATAACATTCAGGCACAAGATACAGTCACCGTCGTCAGCGGCGCAGCTACTGCTCTGACGATTGGCGGCACCGTAGTTTAAGACGATATCAGCGCTTTGCGGCGTTGATAGTGACCGCGTCCGACGCTGAGCTTCCTCCTCTGAGGTCTCCGGCTCACGTTTGGCGCGGTCTACTCGTCTAGATAGCTGTGGACGCCGTATAGGACGATCTAAAACGTTAACTTGACGTATTGCGCTACAGAGACGACCACTTCTTTATCCAAGTTTGCAGTTTCTCGGGCAGTATCGACATGCGGTGGCGGATAGCTCTCTCGTCGTCATTGATGCCCCAAGGGAAGATGCTCTTGAGCGCCCCGGCGCACAGCTCGGCAGTACGGAGCTGTCGGAAGCCGTGCATCATCGAGTAGCCAGTAGGAATGTGAGTAATTGAGAGAGCATCGCCGCACGAGTTGATAGCTAGATAGGGACAAACAGTCTGGTAAGCGGGAACTTCTTCGCGTCTTCGGATGAGAACTTTACCACTGCTGTAGCGCTCTCCAAAGCAGATGAGTATCTTTACCTGTTCTTCTCTCTCGGAGATCGGGATATCATCGACATTCGCCAGCTGCAAAAGTCTCTCCGCGTACCAACGGCTCATTTCTTTGCGTCTTTCTTCGGCTCCGGGATGACTGGAGTTATTTCGTCTGTGTCTACGTTAACTGTGAAGGTCGTACCGTCCGGGAACTTGTCGGCCTTCGCCAATTCCGTCTGTGTCTGGTAGAACTTCTGCACTAGTTGCTGCGCTCGCTGCTGGGCGCGGACTGCATTGTCTTGGGCGATGACAGCAGACTTGAAGTCGTTGAGCAATTGAAGGCGATGTTCAGTAGTGAGAGTAGGTTTTTCTTCTCCTCGTGACCACACTAGAAGTCCAATGATCAGAGCAATGACAAATGCAATCGTTTCTGGTACTCGTATCTTTCCTCTCATGGCAAAGCTTTCTCCTGATGCCGCAGCTCCATCAACCATTCGATGGTTTTATTAGCGTCAATGGAGCCGTCAGGCAATCGCCAGAACGGCACTGTACCACTGCCCCACCAGGGGCGTAAGGCGTCGATCCACTTTCGATCAATGCCACTCAGTACGATAGGGTCATCAGGTTTATTCGACATCTTGAGTACTCTCCTGTTGCAAGCTTTTCCCATGCAGTGAATCCTGTAACTAGGATTCGTACACTCTGGACATGGACATCCGCAGCTCATATTTCAACGCCTTGGCACGTCGGGCATCGGGCCATTTGTCTCGTGTTCTATAGGCTTCTTCGAGTGGACGCCCGCTAACACCAGAGTCAAATCTTCAACGTCGAAGGTGCAGCCGTCTATGGGCTTCCCGTCTTTCAACTCCTCGGGCTGAACTGTGATGCGTCTGCAGCTGTTCAACCACTCCGCTTTACAACTAGCGATGCCCGTGAATCCAGTTATTCGATCACGGACCCGATCTCCTAAATTAATCCCATTCCATTGATCACTCATGATTGTCCTCTCATCAGTTTCCGGTCATCTGGGCTTACCTTTTTGTAGCCGTTTAATTGCTTCGTCTACTCCGCAAAATTCTATTCCAGGATTTAATCTCTCCATCTCAGCTTTATCTTCTGGGTGATCTTCAAGATATGCTTCGATTTCAAGACGTTTTACTATCCTCATCGAGAGTGCATGAAGGCAATCGCCTCTAGTTGAATCGCTCGGTAGATTTAAAGCTTTCGTGAGTTTTCTCGGAGCTTTGGATTTCAAAACGTCAGATTTCATTAAATCGCTCACGACTATTTCCTCTCTAGAGTGAATTCAGAAATACCAACATCAGTTTCTGATCGTCTTTGCTTAGATGATCGAATTGCTTCTCCTCGTCTCTCGCCTCTTCTTTGTGGCGTTCGATAGCTGCCGGAATGTCCATGGCTGAGCCGTCATGCAACAGGCGCGGACGCGTGCGCAGTCCCCATAGTGGAGGCGTTCTCACTTTGTTAGCAGGTGCGAGTCCCTGATGTATACCGTCGCCCGTTCCAACATCGTGCAGTAAGAAGTCACCGAACGGGTGGAACTGTACAGTCGGCGTCGTCATTGTCTTCGTATGGCAGTTCCCACATCCGATCTTGAGGAAGATAACTTCGCCTTTCATTACTTGAGCCGTAATCGGGCCACGAGACGGCGCTTTGAGCGAGCGCATCATCTCCGCGTAGAAATCTATATCTTCAGGTTTTCCTGGCGCTGGATTATCGTTATCTTCGATGCCGTTCGACGGCTGGGGCGGCGTAGCCATCACTAGTCGATTCTCGACTCCCTTTTCGTTGAAGTCAGCATCGGCAGCGAAGGATAGTAAACTTGCATGTTGACACTTCCAGCCGAATCTCCCGACAGCGAACTTCCCATCAGATTCTAGAACAGGTACAAGTATCGCCTGACCGCCGTTCTTTTGAGCCAAGTTGAGCAGCTCTTTGTCTGGTATCTGCTCCACGAAGCCATCACCCATGAGAGATAGCGACATACGCAACGCATTCGTCATATCATAAGGCGCTTTCTGTTGCGCTTCGGGATCAACAGATCGGTCATGGATCAGTGTAGCTGCGGCAACGTTTTGTCTCTTCAATACGGCGTAGCGCGTGGTTGCTGATGTCTCGAAACTAATCTTCTCGGTTTCAGGTGATATGCGATGCTCGGATACTTGACTATTGCCGCCAGACACTGGATTGTCGTGGCAGTCAGCACAAGAGCGAGCGTTATAGAACGGTCCGAGCGCAGGTAACGTAGCGTCTTCTTCGAACTGATCCCGGTCGGCGTCCATGTTCGTCTGACTTGTAAAACCGTTCGTTAGTGTATCAAATCCAGTTGGAGCTTCTGGAAGATTCGATACGGGAACAGGTAACGGAGCTGGATGACCATGACTGAAGAGCAACGCGGCTGTGATGACGAAGGCCAGAATGGGTATAGCAGCGATTTTAGCTATCACTGGATCACCTCGTTTTCTAACTTCTCATCTGGAGCAATAAAGTTCAGAACATCTGACTCCTTCTGAGGTGACACATGATGTGAATCATTTCCGTCCCGATGGATAAAAGCCTCGTGGCCACTCTCGAACTTACGTCCGCAAATACATTCCCAAGTTACTGTCATCTGCGCTTCTCCTTTAGAGACTGACTTACAAACTCAACCGCTTCCTCCACAGAGTAGACCACAGACGCTTTGCCTCTAGCTGTATTGATTCTTTCTATCATGAGTAACTGAGCTGGAGTAGCTTTATTTCCTTTTACTTTTAGCTCCAGTCCGATGAACCTACCTTGAACACAGCAGAGTAGATCGGGTATACCGATATTTTGGTACGCGCCACCGTGAATTTTCAGGAACAGAGAACCGGGAAAGGCTTCTTGCAATGCTGTTACTATCCGCTTTCGTAACCTCGTCTCCGGTCCTCTGATTTCCTGCCCCCTTAACTGAACAACTCTTCCGTGTCGTCAGTTTCTTCCTTCTCGGTCTCTTCCGCTTCTTCATCGCCGCTGGCTTCAAGACCTCCACCGTCCTTCGAAGTATTTCCGAGATCAGCCAGAGGAAAGAATGCGCTGATGACGGACTTCTTCTTTCCTTCGTATTCGTCGTCTACGGCTGTACCAGCGCACTCCCAACCAATCATCTTGTCGAGATTGATCTTGACCGCTTTCGACGGCACTTCCTTACCGCAGGCTTCGAGCAGATTGCGCAGATTCCACAGTGATTGCTTCTGCAGCGAGCAGCTGTGTGGAAGCGATTTTCCGACGCCACCTTTTGCGCCTTTCGTGAGTTTGAAAGTGAGATTGATGTAGTTCTTTCCCGACTCACTTCCCTTTTTGATGTCGGCCTTTGTGATCTTCAGTCCATAGTCTCCTTCGGGGACGCGGACGAACATCGCGCCAGCTTCGACTCCTTCAAAATTTACTTCCACAACTCGGTTGCTTGCCATTCAAGGTCTCCTTTGTAAGTGAGAATCAGTTGTTGTAGTACCTCATGAGCTTTGCGTAAAGCTTCTCATTTGAGTTACCCTTAAGAGCCATCACATGAGCCGAAGCAGCCATAATCGTAATCAGCCTGATTCTTCCCAGTTGCTTCTCAATGACCTCAAAGATAGCTGTGTCATAGTGCAGTCCGCCAATAAGTTCAAGTGACCGGTAAAATGCCGTGAGTCTGCCTTTCTCGAAGGCAGCTCCGACGAGGCAGAAGTCTCCACGCTCTCCGTGTATTCCGAAGCCAGTTTTTCTATTGCCGAAACGTATGGCCCTACTCTCTCTCTCTCTGAGCGGCTGAGTTCGCCAGGTATCAGATAAGAAGAGAGTCTCTTTTCGACTCGGCGGGAGCTGATAGAGTTCATCTGCAGAACTACCGATTTATCCCAATTGAATGAAGCAATGAACGGCTTGTAATTGCGGCACTTGAACTCCGGTACATACTGCAGAAAGAGCGAGCGCATGGAGTCGAAGTGCTCTATGTCACACATGAATTGACTCCATGATTCGCTTACGGATAGGAGCATAGCTCGGATTAGCGATGATCTTCGGGAAAAGAGAAGATCGGTCTTTTGCTTCGACATAGCTAGTCAACAAGAAACTCATCTTCCGTTTTTCATCGTCGATATACATTCTTCCTACCCAATCCACACAGCTAGAAAGAAACTCGCGTACTCCTGGCGTCAGGCTTGGAGAGATGAGCTGTACGGTGTTCTCTCCTTCGTCCTTCGTCTTTCTTCTCTCCTGGGCGAGATAGATTACATCCTTCTTGAACATACGCGTCTCGGATATGCATTCGATGACGCGGGAACCAACCTGGCCCCACTTTCTCATATTCATTTCTCCTCGCCGCCCTTTCACCTCCTTGATTGCCATTGACTGCAAACCCGTAAGCGTGTCGACCACTAGCAGATCGACTTTTTCAGCCAGAGAGTTGACTTTGTCCATAACGTCGAGGTAGTGCATAGTCGATTGCACTCGGATGATGCGCAGATTGCTAGCCTTGCGCAGCGTCATTACTCCGGCGTCGGAGCAATCGAGGAGCAGCGTCTTCAATCCTGTAGTTCCGGCAAACGTAGTCTTCCCGGTTCCGTTATACCCGTAGATCAGGATTGATGGATGAAAGTCTTGGAAGTACTCGCTGAATGCGCTGATCTTGACATCGGGCATTATTTCAGCTCCTCGCCATTTCTTCCGGTGATTTGAATGAAATCCTTTTTGATGATCATGTTCCGATCCACATTCCCGAGCATATCCGCTGAGCACAAGGTGTAATAGTCGCAATCCCAAGAGCAGGAACGAGTCCAGGTGCGCAGAGGACGCTTAATAAGCTGGGCGCGGCGATGGCGTTCGATCCAATCTCTAACGAACTGCTCACCTACTTTCAGATTCGGTGCATTCGTCACACGCGCCAGCGAGAGCGTCTCCGGCAGCGTCTCGAGATAGTTCTGCAATCCGATAACTTCGTCGCCTTTCGGATGAATCTTCGCTTCCTTCAGCGCTTTAAGATAGGTACGCTGGTCGGTGTTGATCTTGCGCTTGCTCAGTTCGCCGCTCTTCAGAATTTGTGGTGACGGTACTGGTTCGGTCCTAATGTAGTCCCAGGTGATCCTATTAACCTTGATTCCGACTTTCGAGAGTAGATAGCAATAGGCGTGAACCTGTGGCGATAAGATGCGCTCGCTAGAGTCGGGAATTTCTTTTTTGTTCTTGTTCTCGAAGAGTACAACGGCTCTTCCATCTTGCACGATATAGTCTGACTTCCAACGAACGGGGAAACCGTATTTCGTCATCAGCTCATAGGATTTTTCGACTTGAATGACTTTGCAGTGCTTATCTTGCTCACTCCAGTGGTCCACATAGTGTTCGAATAGGGCGTAGACAAGTTCGGGAGTCAAGCCGTCCTCTTCGTATTTTTCTTTTTCTTCATCGAAGAGCTTGTCCCACTTCTCCTTCTTAAATTCTTGGAATCTCTTCTTCCAATCTTTCTTCAGGCGATATGCTTGGAGAAGCTCGTGTATCCAGTCTCCCATATACAGACCTTTACCTTTTAAGCGAGGCTTCAGACGCTGATCGGCGCGGTAGCTATACTGTTGTTCGCATCTGGAAAGCCGCTTATCGGAGCTGAAGCTGCAAGAAGTGACTCTCATAACTCAACTACCTTCCCTTCCCAGCAATCCGAGTAGACGTTTACGTCTATGAGAATCGGCACGCGCATCACGATGTCAAAGAATTTTTTGAGAGGCAGATTCTTCACCGTCCACAAGATTCCCTCTTTGAGCGTCTTCGCGTAGCTCGGTTCGACTTCAAAGAGCAGCGAGTCGTGAGCAGCCCCGATAGGCAGAGTCCGCTTGCGGTCGATCTTGAAATCCCAGGGCAGAGAGTAACTTGCGATTAATGCGGCGATGAGCAAGTCCAGCTCATTTGCTGCGCTCTGGATCGGAGAGTTTATAGCCTGTCTCACGTTCTCTCTCCGTATCCATTCATCGGCTGAGCCGCTGCCTGAGACGATGCCGGTACCTCCACATAGAAAGCAATCCGACTTGATATCCTTCAAGCAATCTGGACAGTCTTCTTCGCTTGCGTCTCTCGCTTCGGGAAGATGTCTACGACGACCGAAGACAGAATCGATATAACCATTCTGCCTGACGAACGCTTCCACTCGACGATGCCAAGACAATAATCCGTTATACTTCTCGAAGAATTTCCTGCGATAGTCCTTAGCTTCTTTCAACGTGAGATCGATTTCAAACTTCTCTTTCGCGTAAGCTTGAAACTTCGGAGCATACATCCCATAGACAAAGCCGAAATTCACGGCCTTGGCCCGCTTTCTCGTCTCTTTGTCGATCTCTCCTTTACGAAGAGTCTGCGCCGTAGCGAGATGAATGTCCTCACCGCGCCTAAAAATCTGGATCATAGTTTCTTCGTTGGCGTGATGAGCGACCCAGCGCAACTCAATCTGTGACAGATCGGCAGCGAGAATATACCAACCCTTGTTTCTAGCGACGATAAGATTGCGGATGAAAGCATCTCTCGGACACTGATGAATGACAGCTCCAGTCCCTTTCTCGTTGCGTGAATTCTTGACCATGGAAGAGCTGAGGCGACCGGTGTCTGTTCCAGTGAAATCGTAGTTAGCGTGAAGTATCGGCCCTTTCTCCAGCCATGGCGTCAAGTACGTAGAGTCGTATTTCTCCCAGCCTCTCCACGCCCACAGCACGTCCACAGCTTCGTGCTGACCTTTGAGCCTCACCAGAGACGCCTCGGACGTAGAGTCAGCGCCTTTCTTCGTCTTCACCGGACATGTGAGCGCCAGCTGCTTGTAGAAAAGATGGCTCATCTGCTTCGGCGAGCCGGGATTAACTTCTTTGCCTGCGATTTCATTCAGCTTGTCATTGAGCTTCTTCTTCTCATCCTGGCAGTGCTTGAGCTTCTTCGTTGCTGCTTTCTCGTCGATGTGAAAGCCGTTGCAGATGATCTCGATAAAGACTTCAATGGCGGGAAGCAGAATATAACGCATCAAGCGGGCGATCTTCGGATTCTTCTTCAGGAAGGGCAGATCGCGTTCCCGATAGAGCCTCAATCCATATTGCACGTCGCGGGCATTGTAGGGAAGAAGCTTCTTCAAGTCTGGATCCTTGAAGTCCATCTCTTCCGCCCAAGGCTCGACTCCGAGGTAGCGTATCGCCTGATACTTCAAGCCCGACGGCTCATTCTCGTCGATGAGATACGCCATCAGCTTGGTGTCGTGATAAATGCGCGGAGTGATTCCAAAATGCTGGCGGTACCATGTTCCCTCAAACGTCGTGCGATGTGCGATGATCGGAAAATTCTTCAGAACGTAATTCACATTGACATGACGCTTTCCGTTGAGCGCAAAGCATGAAATCGACGCTGGATACTGCGCGAATCCTGCGCTGTGAATCTTCGCGTCTTCGACGAAAGGAGATAGTCCAGTCGTCTCGATATCTGTGTAAACGGCTTTTCCTTCTTCTAGCTTATCGGGCAACTCGGAAGAGAATTTAAACTCATCTTCCTTCTGCGGATTAAGTACTCGCTTGAAGAGCAGAAGATTCTCGCGGAACTGCTGCAGCACAAAGGCGTAGCCTTCTTCTCCTTCGGCTCGAATGACGCTCGATGGATGGCGGCTGGGAACACAGATGATGCCTTCATAGTTGAAAGTCGTTCCCTCCATCTTTGTGACGGAAGCTTTCTTTCCGAGAGCGAAGCTTACGGCAGTGTTACCAAGCAGCAGAGCAGCTCTCGGCGCTACACGTTCGATCTGCGGCACCAGATACAGCTCGGAGCATGTCTTCGCTTCTTTGCGAGTCGGAGGGCGATTCCCAGGGGGTCTGCACGCTGCTACATTCGTGATATATAACTCTCTCGGGTCAAGTCCAATTTCTTTGAGCATCTTACGCAGAAAGAGTCCAGACTTACCGCTGAAGGGAATTTCCACAGAGTCTTCTCTGTAACCGGGAGCTTCACCTAAGACTAGTCCTTTTGCAGGAACAGGCCCGTCCCCTAACAAGCAAATCGTCTTCGCCTCTTTATGAAGGTCGCAGGCTTCACATTTGGGATTGCGCAAAGTGTCCCAGATGAGATTCGATTTAGGATGGCGGTTCATGGCTTAAACATGTGCGGATGTGTCTTGTATGCTTCCGCCAGTTCTTTCTGTGTTCCGTGTCTGAAACTGATTCCTAGCCTAACCTTGTCGGCGTGTCGCATACAGTAAGTCTTGCCGTCAATCCTGTGATGACCTTCGAATGGACAGCGATGCTGACTGTATTTCCCTTCTGTAAAGAAGATATAGCGAGTGAAAGCTTGACACCTCAAATGAGCTTCTCCACTGCAGCTATTCCATCTTCAAGCGGAATTTCTACGATCTTCGCAATTCCGGCCGAAAGAGCTAGCTTGTGGCAGCGATGACAGATGCCGTCTCGCCATCCATAGGTGAAAAGAGTTGCTCCCTCGATAGCGATTCCGCGACGGGCTGCCCAGGCCACAGAATTAGCTTCGGCGTGTAGGGTCCTTATACAGTGACCATCTTCCATGAGACAGCCGACATCGAGGCAATGTGGTTCTCCCGGAGCGCTGCCGTTATAGCCTTCGGAGAGCACGCGCCCGTCTCGGGCGATCACACAGCCAACTTTGGCGCGCAGACACGTTCCCCGCTTCGCCACAAGCTTGGTATACTCAATGAGCTTCTCGTCTCGTGTGATGCGAGTCATCGTTGATGTTCCCAAAATTCGCTTAGCTGATTGATGCGTAACTTAGCATGTCTCTGAGCTTCTTCCTCTGTGTCGTATGGTCCGTAGAATACAGGACCCCATATCTTCATGCCGGTTTCAGACTCCAGAGACTGACCCCAGTACCACTTACCATCGACTTCGTAGGGGTCACTTACTTTTATGTACGACATGCTAGAAGACTAAAGCCACGTCCTTAGTGAAGCAGTGAAGGCTGCCGATCTCGTGCGTAAAGAATCCAGGCTTCATTCCGACTTTCTCGGCGACATAATGCTTCAAACGTTCAGCTAAAAAGATGTCGTAATTGAAGTGCTCAAAGAAGTCGCTGGAACGCAGATGGTACTTAATGTTAAGCTGTCCTTGTCGGTATAGAAAATGATAACCAATGGAGCAAGGGTAACGGACGCCAAATTCGTTCGGGGGATCATCGTTGCCCAAAATCGATAGATAGGCTCGTCGCGTGCTCGGATCCTTACGTAATGCGTCAATGACGTTCTCCAAGTTCTTTGTCATTCGTTCGGGATAGGCGTAATCGAACTTTCCCTGATCGTTAAGAAACTGCTCCCAGTACTCTCGGCGATACTTCCAAGCTTCGCCTGGATTGAGAGCGAATCCGCTGATACGTTCGATGAATTCGCGTTCTGCCCACTCCGGACAGCGCAGTGGTATCTGTGTATAGTCCGGCGACGTGACGCGATAGATATAATCCTGCAGCTCGTAGCAGGTGAAGCTTTCATCTTGTGAGATGTCTTTGTTCTGCACACTCTTAGTGTGGACGAGAATGCCGAACTCTTTCAGCTCCCGCTTGATCTCGTTGAGAGCTTCGCCGAACGTTTGAAAGAATCTCACAGTACTCCCTTCATCAGTCTATTGAACTCTTCTTGGGAGATTTCATCTCCACGTTTCCACATACCGAATGCCCGGTCCAAGGCAGTTTCAGCATCGACTTGTGTGCGGCGTGCTTCAGTTGATTCTTGTTGGGCTTTGGTAGCTTCTTGAGATTTAGCTGCGGCAATGATTGATAGTTGAACGTTGCGCCGTTTCAACTGCTCGATGTGTTCAGTCTCGATCTTCACAGGATTTACCAGTGCTGGCAGTGTCATGCTGCCTCTCTTCGCTTGGCCAGTAATCGATTCAACCGCATACAGTCGAGGCATTCTGTCCATAGCTCATGCCCGTCCGTACACTGACATGCTACTGAAACGCGGCAGTGTATGCAGACGGGATAGTGATTCTGGTTTATGTGTTTGGGCGGCGTTTCCCATTCCAAGTTCGCCCATGCTTGCAACCACGACTCTAAGTGCTCTTTGTGTTTGTCAACCTGCTCCTGCGATGCCGAGACTCCATTCGGCTGTTGCATATACCACTCGTTTCTGGGGGAGGAACAGCTTCATGATACCGTCACTTCTTATCGTTCAAATCTATGATCTTTACAAGCACGGACGTTAGAAATGTAGTCGGCAGATAGATCCAGAATAAGAACCAGACTAGCCTATCTGGGTTAATCGCCTTGAGAATGCTATAGAGCAGATACATCCAAATTGGGATATTGATGAAAAAGGCAACAATCATGGGTATTGCTTTTAATGCTTTCATTTCAATACCTCTCATTCCTACTCTTGAAATACGGCACTCACAAGGAGCACATGTAAGCATTGCTGCTTAACATGCTAGAGGCCAATCAAGCTCCGACATATCGGAACGGGAACCTCACTACAAGTGAGTACCGCGTTTTAAAACTTACTCGCTGTCAAGGTCTCTTGTCAAGGACGCTCTTCGAAGTCGAGACTCAGCTCCGATACCAGACAGCTGCGCGGTATCTCTCCGAGCTGTTTAAACTGCTGCGCTTTCTTGATACTGCGGCGCTGTGGACCATATTTAGCGTCGTTGTAATCGTCATGCCAGAATCTGCGGGTGCTCTTTTCGAGCGAGTGTCCTTTAAGAGGTTTCTTGAATCTTCGGACGTAGAAGATTTGACTTACAGCCGCTATAAATGCCATCGACACAATCCATGTACCGCTTACATTTTCCCAACCTGTCTGCTTCGCCACAAGATGAATCAGCGAAAGATCAAGGAAACCCGCTTTGTCGATCTGTGAGGCGCGGGACATCAGGATCACTTTGGGCTTAGGGAAGTGCTGCAGCTGAAGAGAGGCAAGGCAAGCGCCATGGCGATGTCCACGAGAAGAGCTGCCGTATCCTTTTCTTCCTATCTGCTCGAATTTCGGATTGTAGCTCACTGAGTAGCCTGCGACTTGATGCTTATTCAGCGCTTCCAGTTCGGCCGCAGTGTTTTTCACCCACTGCGAGAAATCAGGACGGAAGTAGCGTCTGAGAAACTGAGTCCAACGGTTCTTCCCATAGGAAGACATATTGAGATGAAGACCCTCGTCCAGCAACACATCGTCGATGTCTACGACGAGTCCGTCTGGGTAACTAGTTGTGATCCCGCCAGCTCCCACGCCTCTGACTTTCTCGTGGTGATAAGCAAGTTCGTCAATCAACGAATGCCAAGCGGTGAGGATATCAGGAAAGCGTCGTTGAATCAAGCTGTAACTCCAACTCTGCGGGACAACACATAGAGGGGTTTTCCAAGCTGTTCGGCGAATCGTACAGTCGCCCAGGTGCCGCTTCTGCGCTGCGCTCTCATGTAATGTGGAGCGGCGATAAGAGCAGCAGAGCACTTTACGATCTCGTGATTACGAATGAGGTATGGCTTCTCTGGATAACAGAAGTCGCAGACAGAGAACGAGCGCCGCGAGTCATCCTCTGGCGGATGGCAGGCAATCTTGTAGCCGAGTTTCTGGGCGATTTCAGACGCTTCTGTGTCTGCGCCGATGCAGTCGCCGTGATGAAACCAGACGAGTCCTCCGACGCGATGTCTCTCCAGCATCTCTCTGAGAGAGTCTTTCTGGTCGCTCGACATGCCGTAACGTGTGCCAGTAAAGCCGATGCTCTCTTTCAAGCTGGGTTGGTTCATTTTATACACCAACGCTTGTTGAGGCACTCCAGATGACACTTGCCACGCTTTGTAGTAGCAACCGTTTGACCTTTCTTGAGCGGCTCTCGGCAGATGTAACAAACCTTCATGTCTAGATTCCTCAGTAGCGGCTGCGAATCCGAAAAGCATTGACAGAGTGCTTCTGCAGATACATCAGCACAAGGCTATCCGAGTCAAAGCTTGAGGCTTTCAGTAGAGCGATGAGCTGGACAAAGGATTCTTTCATGCAACTTCGGTAAGCTGCAACATCTGTTAGCATCGCCGTTGTCTTCCAGGGTTTGAGCTTCAAATAGTTACAGGCTTCACCGATCTTTTCTAGAAAGTTATAGGCGAGTTTACGCAGTTCGATTTGGTCAACGGCATTGTTCAAGTCAAGCTCACCCGAATCCCATTCCCCTATCAGAGAAAAGAGTACGTAGAGTCTATCTACCTTATCGGTTAATCTTTTTACAAAAGGCGTTCTCTCGTCGAGTCCCGACATGATGAGCATTTCCACGGTGAAGTGAAGAGCATCGATCAATTCTTCCTGATAGTGTGTCTTGTCTACTTCATTTGAGACGAGGCAGAGAGTCGCTTCTGTGATTTCCTCTGTAATGCGCCAAGCGAAGGACTTGAGCTGCAGCTGACTCGCTCTGTCTTGCAAATCGAGTGGACCACAGTGTGGACCATATTCATCAGCGGAACTGGGAATCTTGTGACCGACGTTCGCTTCCTCGACTGAGTGGTATTTATTCATCAGCTCGCGCTGCCGGTTGAAGATCAGCTCTAGCTTGTCGCCTTCGGGAACTTCGATGTCCTTGAAGTCGTCAACGTTCACTTCGTTACCTCCTGAGCTTGAGCGATTTCCGAGCGTCGTAGAATGATGAGCAGCAGAGCATAGTTCGCAAGGTCGATGCATGTGTCATCGAGTGACTCGTCCGACACAGCCGCCTGCCGTCCTGGCTGCACTAACACCTCCAGGCGTGAGAGCTTATCTCCCATGCGGGCAACGACGCCGTACTGCCCGCGGCGGCGCAGATTCTTAAGTCCGTCATCTTCTTCGCCGTAATCGCGTCCCTTCTTCTCCTGCAGCTCAATCATTTTCTGTGTCAGCTCAGTGAAGAGCCTAGGTTGTAATTCAATCATGCGCTGTGTCAGCTCGATAAAGTGCCTGGTGCGCTCCGCCATCGTCATCATTGCTGTGTAGTCCTCTCTGTGTCCGTTCGATATTGTTTCAGAAACTTTCCATGCTCTCCATGTGCGCGTGGGTCAGGCTTATGTCGGCATGAACAAGTGCAGTGAATCGAGTAACAGGCGCAATGCCGTCCCGCTCTGCACTGGCCAGAAATTCGAAATGGAAGCTTGAACTTCAAGTAGGGATGGGCGCTCATTTCCCTTTCTCTAGGAGTAAGTAGTGTTCTGCGCATCCGTCGGAGAGTCTTACTTCTCCTTTAACTGAAGAGATAAGTCCGTCTCCCTTCACGTGATTTCCAAAACAGTTGTCAATCTGTAAACTCTCCGTTTCATTCTCAGCTATCAGGCAGAGCATGTGTCTGCGCTCGCCTGTTTCATGGTTGACGAGAAAAGAACGAGATTCAATCCTCACTTCTTGTCTCCTTGTTGAATCTCCTTAACCAGTCGAATCATCTCGTCAGCCACATTCTTCTTCTCTCGCAAGATGCGATAGATACGGCGGTCGATGGTTCCTTTGCTCATCAAGACGTAATAGAAACATGGTAGCTGTTGTCCGATGCGATGAATGCGGTCTTGTGCCTGCAGGAAATTGATGTGGCTGTAGTCGAACGAGTAGAAGATACAGTAATTCGCCGCCTGGTAATTGCTGCCGAGTGAGCCGGACGATATCTGACAGATCATTGCTCCGCCGCTCTCGGTGAAAAGACTCTGAGCGAGCTTGCGTTGCGCTTCGGGTACTTCGCCGCTGACTTGATAAGTCGTCCAGTCGGGTGCGAGTAGCTTCTTGATCTCTTCTATCTCCCACAGGAAGCGGGCAAAGATAACGACTCGCTTGACATCGGCATCGAGTAAGTCATCTGTGATACCTTTCAATACTTCGAGTTTTGCCCTGTGTAACTGATAGTCTTTCTTCGCCTCAGTATCTCGAATGAAGCCGCCAGATATCTGTGAGAGCTTAGTCAGCTTCGCCAAGACGATAGGAGCCATGATTGCTTTAGTCTTCTCGACATAGGCAACGAAGTCCTTCTCCATGCTGGCGTAAAGCTTGCGGGCGTCTTCTCCCATCTCCACAGGCACTTCGATGAAGTTCTTATCCGGCAAGTCGAGATAGTCTCTCTTCTTCAAACTCTTCACATAAGGATGAATGATTGCGGCCAGCTCTTTGAGGTTTCTGTATTGGCGCAGCTCGAAACCGCCATTGCCGCCCCAGATCGCATAGCGGTTCTTGAAGTCCTTGAATGTCAAATCGAGCAGGCCGGGAACAAGAAACTTAAACTGACTCCATAAGTCGAGTGGACGATTGCCGATAGGAGTGCCAGTAAGACAGACAGCATACTGACAGACGTTTCCGAGCACATGAGCCATCTTCGACTGCCGGGCGTATGGATTCTTAATCTTGTGACTTTCATCGAGCACCACGGCATCGGGTGACCAGAGCATCAAGTCTCTTACGCGAGTCCGCGCATAGTCGTAGTTCGTAATGATGACCCGTGAATTCTTCCAAAGCTCAGAGACGCCTGGGCGCAACACAGTATAGTTAAGTCCGTCCGGCCAGTTTTTATCGATCTCGTCTTCCCATACGCTGAGCACGGAGAGAGGAGCGACGATGAGAGCAGTGCCGATCTTTTTGTGGTAGAGCATACTGCCGAGAAAGTCGAGAGCGATCTTAGTCTTCCCTGTTCCGGGTTCATAAAATACACCGAATCTCTTACGGCGATAGATTAGCTTTACGGTGTCGAGCTGATAGCTCCTAGGTTTGAGTTTATACGGGTAACTCACATCAACAATCCGCTTCTCTTCAACCGGTCTCTTACTTCGCGCAATCGGAGTAACTGGCGATCTGTCACTAAGAAGAATCCATCATCTCGGTTATTTGCTTTGTGGAACATGTCTTCTAGAAAGATACCATCGGCGCTCGTGACATGCTCCGGCCACTCTATCGAGTCAATGTCCTTGAGTATCTCCAGCGACTCTGAGGTGTTGATTTTCTTGGCGCGATTCATCGGCGAGAAGTGAGACTAAATTGAGTGTATACTTTCTGTCAAGGGCGAAATGCAACTTTCTATTGACAAAATGAAACTCACGCGAATAGAGTTGTCAACGTTCTTCCCCGAGTGCTGTTCTTTTACTTTCATCATGAAGACACTTACCCCCGAGGAATTCCTGCGTCTTGTCTGGCCCAAGAAGCTGCTCACTCACGAAACTCTCGAACTTCGACTTATCGAGCGCACGAGTAAGAAAGTCAAGCGGGAATTCTCTTCCAGCGTCGATGACTTCCTAAAACGGGCGCAGAAGTATGACGAAGAGTATAACGTCTATTTCGGTGTAAGTACACGCTACGGTCGCAGTGGAAAGAAGAGCGACTGTTATCGCGTGCAGGCTGTTTGGGCCGACTTGGATCACAGAGAAGTAAGCGACAGTTTTCCTATTCCGAAACCCGACTTAATTGTCGATTCAGGCGGTGGATTGCATGTCTATTTTT